GCGAGACGCAACAGCAACATTAGAAGTTTACGCATCCAGTTATGCAGCAGCCAATGCATTAGGTCTACTTGTAGACAAGTTGGTTCGAGGCGCAACCGGTAGCGTTATCAAGAAGGCTGAGGTCCTAAGTGGACCGTTACGCCTTCCTGAGGAGGGACCGCAAGAACGCCGCGCATTAGATGTGGCGCTAATAATCAAAGGTACAGATGAATAGGTTTCTGCCGATGCAGAAAACTGCCCGGTAAGGGCTAACCCTTTCGAAAGGAAAAACAACTATGGCACTAACTGCCGACAACGTAGTGGTTGGTATCACCGGTAAAGTTTACATCGGTGACACTACAGCAACTGCTCCAACCGCTTCAGATTCAACGCTAACTGGCTTCACCGAGCTTGGCTACGTTTCAGCCGATGGTGTAAGCTTCACGATTGACAAGTCCACGAACCAGATTCGTGCTTGGCAGAACTCCGACCTCGTACGCGAGGTTGTAACTGAGGGTAACGTAACTTACTCCTTCATGCTACTTGAGAGCAACCAGGATGTCATCGAGGCATACTTCGGTGGATCAATGGTAGATGGTAAGATCGAGGTCAACCCATCCGCAACAGGTGGCAAGAAGTCATTCGTTATCGATGTAGTAGACAACGACAAGGCAATTCGTCACTACGTTCCAACTGGTGAGATCCTCTCTGTTGAGGCTCAGACCATTCAGAACGGTGAGGCACTAATGTACGGTGTAACCGTTACAGCCTACGCAACATCAGGACGCCACGCCGACGTATTCTACTCAGAGTTCGAGCCAGCTCCTTAGTAAGCCCCTGGAGAGGGGGCGTAATGCGGTCAACGCTCCCTCTCTAGGTTACAAATAACGACCGCAAAAGGAAATGAAATGACTGCAAAAGAAAAGTTCCAGTTCACACACAACGGCAAAAAGCACGAGATTCCATCGTTCAAAGCTCTTCCTATGGGAGTGATCAGAAAGTCGCGTAAGGCACTTGATGACGCAGACCGAGTGTTCATCATCATCGAAGAGATGGTTGGTGAGGACTCAAAGGAAATGGCAGCAATCGACTCAATGTCTCAGGACGAGTTTGCCGAGTTCATTACTGAGTGGACACAAGGAGCTGGCCTGGGGGAAGCCTAAGGGTCCTCGAGTTTATTGAGGACCACGGTCCTGCATTAGCCTACGACTTTAGACACAGATTCAACCTCAGTATCTTTGACATAGGGACAGAGTTCACATTCAAAGAAGCTGTTTACTTGATCGGTGTTTTGATTCAGGACCCTAGCTCATGGTTTCAAGCGTCGTATAACAAGTGGAAGTACCCAATCAGTCGAGAGGGAATGGTTTCACTTGATTACTTCGATGCATTTGCAATGGCCAACTCCAAGAAGAAGCCAAAGCCGTATCCAAGGCCGTGGCCTAAAGACGGTGAATCTAAGATTGGCAGCAAGCGACAACGTCGAGAAGATGTTATCGCTAAGCTGAACAAAATGAATCCTCAAGGAGAATAATGGCGACTCGGGCTCTAGCTACTGCTTTTGTCAACATTGTACCTGGTACAGTTGAACTTGAGAAGTATCTAAAGACTAAGCTCGGAGATCAAGCTCAGAATGCTGGCGTTGATGCCGGTAAGAAGCTTGGTAAAGGCATAGTCAAAGGACTAGAAACTTCAGCAGCCGCCATGAAAGATGTCGGCCGCAAGATGTCGCTGGCGATTACGACTCCACTAGTTGGAATTGCAACAGCGGGAGTAAAGACCGCAGCTGACTTTGGCGTGACAATGGCGTCGATGCAGGTCAACTCGGGAGCCACTGCCGAGCAGATGGAAGAACTAAGGCTACTCGCTCTTAGATTAGGTGCCGATACAGTCTTCTCAGCCGGTGAAGCTGCACAAGCTATGCTTGAGCTGTCAAAAGGTGGTATGGATGTAGCCACAATTCAAGGTGGTGCTCTTGAAGCGGCGATGAACCTTGCCGCAACTGAAAGCATGGATCTTGCCGATGCATCCACCATTGTTACACAATCTTTGAACACATTTGGGCTTGAAGCTGGTGAGCTTGCTGGAGCCGTTGACATCTTAGCTGCAGGTGCTGTGGCTTCGACTGCTGGCGTTTACGACATCGCAGCCGCCATGAAGTATGTAGGTAACACATCAGCTAACTTAGGTGTTCCTATCGGCGATGTAACTACGGCACTTGCTGCTTTGAACAATGCTGGTATCGATGCATCAACAGCAGGTACATCGCTCAACAGGATGCTACTTGGTCTCGTGCCAACCACTGGCAAAGCTCGCAATGCCATGGCTGACCTTGGTCTGAACTTCATCAACGCTGATGGTTCAGTGATGGGCATGACCGACGTAATCGCACAGCTAAACGAGAAGGTCGGCGTTCTAACCGAGTCAGAGCAGATTGAGGCTTTGAAAGCCATCTTTGGTGTTCAAGGTATGCGCGCTGGTTTGGTCCTAATGGGTCAAGGCGTTGAAGGTTATGATGAGCTACGTACCGAAGTTATGCGAACCGGTATTGCGTCAGATCTGGCAAACGCCAGAATGTCGGGGCTTGCAGGTGCGATTGAAAACGCACGAGGAGCGACTGAGACCGCTGCGATCACTCTTGGTGAAGCATTAGCTCCATACGTCATTGAATTAGCTGAGCACGTAATCAAGTTGATGGATGGTTTCGCATCGCTCGACGACGAGCAGAAAAAGCAAGTGATCACTTACGGAGCGATAGCAGCAGCAATCGGTCCGGTGTTGTTGATAACAGGACACCTAATCCAGGCAATAATCAACATCGGCACTGCAATGAAAGCTTTGTTTGCGTTGATCGTTGCAAATCCTATCGGAGCGCTGGTAGTTGCGATTGCAGCGTTAGTCGCAGGACTTGTTTTCTTCTTTACTCAAACCGAGACTGGCAAGCGGATCTGGTCAGACTTTGTCGAATGGTTCAAAGAGACCATGGGCAAAATCGGTGATTGGTTCAAAGCACTTTGGAACGATTACCTAAAGCCTGCGTTTGAGACTATCGCGACCAACTTGAAGAACTTCTACGATAGCGTAATCGTACCAGTGTTTACGGCGATGATGATCTACGTTGGTATGTGGGCAGCGTTGTTTGAGTGGATCTGGGAAAACGTTCTTGGTCCATTTATCGACTGGCTTGGTAAAGCATTTGTCGATCTTTGGGAAACACAGCTAAAGCCTGCATTCGAAGCAATCTCAGATGCTTGGCACGAAGTAGCTCGGATCATCAAGCAGTTCTACGATGAGATCATTCAGCCAGTCTTCGATGCGTTTGGTGAGGGCTTTGAATGGCTATACGAGAACATAGTCAAGCCTCTATCTGAAGCAATTGCCACTGTCTTCGAGGACATGACCGATAAAGTGTCACGCACTTTTGAGGCACTTGGAACTATTATTGAGAACGTCTTCAAGGGGATCGTCAACAAGATCCGTAACCCACTCAACAACATCATCGACATGGTAAACCAAGTTATCGGTGCCATCAACAGCTTGCGTGTCACGATTCCATCTTGGGTGCCTGTAGTCGGTGGCAAGTCATTCAGTCCGGCGCTTCCAAAGGTTGCAAAGATCCCTGCATTAGCAGAAGGCGGTTATGTAGATCAGCCTACAATGGCCCTGATCGGAGAAGCTGGACCAGAGGTCGTGACTCCTCTAAGAGAATTTGAAAGAATGGTTGGCATTGGAGATGGTGGTTCAAAGGTCGTGAACTACTACGCAGCTCCAAACCAGTCACTTGACAGTGAGCAAGCATTGTTCCAAGCAATGCGTCGAGCTAAGGTGGTTGCAAGTTGGTAATTCTGGACTACGCGATTCGAGGAGCCAACGGCGACGAGATCGACTTTGACAACGAGACGTACATCCTGAACCCTGGTTACATGGGTTTTGGTATTGCTCCAACTCAAGTTAGGATCGAGCCGTCTGCTGGTGATGGTGGTCTATGGAGGAACACGAAAAAAGGCATCCGCGACATTGATCTTCCGATCACAGTTATTGGTACTTCAAGATCTGACGTGCAGACCAAACTGCGTAGATTGTCCAAGCTGATTCAGGACTCAGAAGGTCCTACGACTCTACTAGCGAAGTACACTAACCAGCACAGCTCTACGTTGGCACTTGATGTGCACTACGTTGGAGGTGCCGAAGGAGAGTGGGGTCCGGACGAGGGGCTTACTTGGGCAAAATGGGTGTTCAGCTTTCAAGCTCCAGATCCGTTTTGGTACACCGATGAAGTAACTGAGTTTACTATCGGTACAGGAAATACTGGCCGAGGATTGCTGCCAGAGCTAACTAAGCTCAAGGTGTCGTCATCACAAACTCTTGGTGTTATCACGGTGACTAACGCTGGAGATGTACCTGCCTATCCGATCTGGCGAGTACGAGGACCGATCGAAGACTTCTACGTTTCAGATGGCACGAACGCATTCGGCTTCAACGCCGAGGTGTTCACAGGTGAAACGATTACGATTGACACAGCAACTGGTTCAGTTACAGATGACCTTGGGGCAAATAGGTACAGCCTACTCTTACCTGCTCCTAAACTGTTTACGATTCCTCCTGGTGTCACAGGGCTTACGGTTACCGGCGTAGCCAACAGCTTGAGCGCTCAGGTAGTTCTAAGTTACTCACCAAGGTACGAGGTCGTCCACTAATGCAACTTAGCGAGCTAACTATAGAGGTAAGGGATAAGGACCTAAACCGAGTAGGGCAGCTTCTGCCAGAAGATCTAGTTGGTGCAACTTTTGTAAAGCGCTTCAATAACATCGGATCCTGGGTTATCAACATCAGCCCGATGTCTGCAATGGCCGACTATCTAAGGCAGCCTGGTGCTGGAATCATTGTGACTGGTCCAACCGGAGTGATCATGTCTGGTCCGACTCTGACAGCAACATTAGATCAGAGTTCGGATAATGAGATTGGTACTTGGAGAGTTGAAGGCGCAGACGACTCGCTTGTGTTGCAAGAGCGTCTAGCTTACCCAACCCCGTCAACTGACGATGTTACGCAACAAACACAGCCTTACGACTCACGAACTGGAAACGGCGAAACGCTTCTAAAGGGTTACGTCAATGACAACATTGGGCCTAATGCTCCTGAATCAAGGCAGATAGATGGTCTGACGATACCCGTTGATCAGTTCAGGGGTGATGTCACACGCGCCACAGCGCGATTCAAGGTTCTACAAGAACTGTTGTATAACATTGCGCAAACAAGCGGTATTGGGTACCAGATGATTCAATCTGGCTTTGACATAGAGTTCCAAGTGTTTGAGCCACAAGATCGTTCTGACAGCGTACGAATGGACATTGCTAACAACCGACTGTCCAGAACTGAATACGCTTACCTAAGTCCAAAGGCAACTCACGTTGTAGTTGGCGGTGGCGGTGAGGCTCAGGAACGAATCTTTATCGAGCAGACTAGTTCTGACTCTGTAGCTGCAGCAATTACTTGGGGTCGGCGTATCGAGGTCTTCAAAGATGCTCGTGACAGAACTGAAGTCGCTGACTTACAGCAAGCCGCTAACGAGATCCTAGTGCTAGATGGCTTGACTATTACAAGCCTTTCGGTGACCCCTACTGACAACATTACGATGCGTTATGGCTACGACTGGGGTCTAGGTGATCAGGTTACCGTTGTAGTCAACGAGCTAGAGACCACTGCAGTTGTCACTGAAGTAGGAATCAGAGTCGATGTTGATGGCGTCAGGATTGTCGCTAGCGTTGGTGAGCCTCGAGCACTTGACTTTGAAAGCAAGATCATTCAGAGGCAAAACGACCAAGAAGACCGAGTTGCCAACCTAGAACGATCGGCAACCGGTTACGGCGTGAACACAAGCTACCAGCCAGAAGGTGGAACAGCTGGAACACAGCCAGTTTTCAGTGGACCAGGAATCACAGGTAATTACAACCGTTTCGGTAACATGATCCACTTTACAATTCAAGTTGACTTCACCAACATCACAGACTTTGGTACCGGACAATACTACTTGACTTTGCCGTATGCAGTAAGGACCGACTACGCCTTTAGTGATGGTCGGTTGCACGACGACAGCGGCGGCGACTTCTATGCGATTACTGGAGAAGTTGATCAGGGCTCGACACAACTGTGGTTGTTCTCAATAGCTCCGAATGGTCGTGGTATTGAATTCGAACAAGGCACACCGGTAACGCTAACAACAGCAGACAGCTTCCACATCGCTGGAACTTACGAAATAGAGGGATAAGCAATGGCACAAACATCATGGCCGTTCGAGAATGTAGATACTAGCGAATCACAGTTCAGTATCATGTTCCGCAACTTCCAGGAGACCGGAGTAAATGGGGTTCCTGGTGACAATAACTTGCTCGTCTTTGCAGACGACTCAGGTCTTCAAGTCAGGGTCCGAGCTGGACAGGCGATCGTCCGTGGTCACTACTACCTTAGCGACGCCGTAGAAACTCTTGTGATCAATACTGCAGGGACTAATACTCGAAAAGATGCAATCGTTCTTGAGCTCGATCCTGCTGCAAACAGTATCACTTTGCACGTAGTTCAGGGCGAGGCTGCAATCAGTAACCCACAACCACCAGAGCTAACCCAGACCGACGTTGGTGTCTACCAAATGCTACTAGGTTACGTGACGATTGGAGCGAGTGCCACGTCAATTGTCAATGACGACGTTGAAGATCTACGCAGATTCATGGGTAACAGACTTGGTATCTGGACGACGGCCACAAGACCAGAGGATCCAGTTGCCAACTTCACATTCGGCTACAACACGACGCTGAACAACCACGAATACTGGAACGGGACTGCTTGGGTCGCGTTTGGTGAAAGCGTTTGGGATACTGCAGGCAGACCGGCAACTCCTGACATTGGAACAACTGGCTACAACACTGAGCTTGCGCAGTATGAGGTTTACAACGGGACTAGCTGGGAGCGAGTCGGCCCAGTGCAATTTGACACTTCACCATTCTTGCTAATGGGTGCTTAGGAAAGAGAGAAAAAACAAATGGCAGTAACTTACAAAGTGCTGGGCCAGGCGGCTCCAGCCAATGTGAATGAGACAACGCTTTATTCAGTAGGTGTCGGCAAGCAAGCAGTGGTGTCATCCCTCACCATTAGCAACGTGACCGACACTGACACAACAGCCACCATCTACGTAAAGGTGGACAATGCTGGAGCTACAGATGCTAACGCCATTCTAAAGGCAGTCAACATCTCAGCTAATTCAGTAATGGCGCTTACCCTGGGAATCACCCTGGATGAGCTTGATGTAATTTCGGTAAAGTCAGCCACGGCATCAGCGCTGACTTTCATGGCATTTGGACAGGAGCTTAGCTAATGAGCATTTCTCAATTTCCACCAGCGGCAACTGGCGGTGGCGGCGGCGGAGGCGCATCAACACCAACATTTACATCTGAGACCATTGTAAGCGGTAAAGTTCCCAATTCCGGTGTTGCACTTTCCGGCTTAGCCGCTGGAACCTATGTAGTCGAAACTGTAGCTGACGGTGTAAAGGTTGATTTTCAAGACAACGGATCTCTGACTTACGGATCAACTGGTTCGTTCTACAAAAAGATAGATGCTGAAGACAATCTAAACGTTGTCCCATCAAAAATCTACGGATCGGTCGGGGCGGAATTTGAATGGTTTACAGAAATTCCAACCTCAAACCTGGGGCTTGATTACCAGGATCCGCCCAACATTCCAGCCTCCAGGTACGGCAATCTTGCAAAGGGAGCGTTTGCTGACAACGGCATGGCTCTTTACATGGGCCAACGTGATAGCAACAATGCCTACCATTACATTTCCCGCCGGAAACGCGGCCAAGACTTTTCAAATGAAAGTTTCTGGGCATCAAGCGGTGGTGGTTACGGTTGGTTTGACGTTTGGTCAACCGAGAATGAGGTTGGCGTTTGCTACCTAGATGGAAGCAACATTCGTGTAACGGCATTTAGAGATCCAGATAACACGAATCTGGACACACAGCTATTGAATGAGCCATACCAGGTGAACGCCGCACCATCCGTGGCAAAAAAGGGTGACACTTATGTAGTCATGTATGCAAGCAGTGATGACATTTCTGTTTCGACGGACAACGGTGTTTCTTGGACGCACTACTCAAACCAGGCATCAAGCAACTTTGTGAATTACCCATCTTACGATGACGTTGGTGGCGCATTGATGGTTGTAAATGGCTACTTCTTTGCCGCCACAACTCAGTTTGGCCGCTTCATGTATTCATCCGATGGTGTCAACTGGACAGATGTCAACACTAGCGGTAGTGGATTTTTCAACAAGATCGTTTGGGATGGCACTCGCTACCTAATGACTTTTGGTCGAAGCGGTAGCGACATTCACGTTGTGACTCTTGATGAAAACTTTGCCAATGAGGGAACTTTGACACCAGACGGCACTGAAACAATTCATGATGTGGTGTTGCATGACGGCAAAATCTACGCATTCTCACCCTATGCGGGCGGATCTGTCAGAGCGTATGTAAGCACCGACAATGGATCAACTTGGTTTGAGATTACGACCAGTACCTATAACAACACTTACTTAGGCACTAACTACGATTCTGTTGGTGGAAATTACATCGCGTATCATGCGTCACGGCGATTTGATTCACATGTAGATCCAGCTTTTGACCAGGTGGTCATGTTCGTTGGTGTCAGTAGCGTTAGCAGTAGCTATTACATCACACCATTCCACTTTATTGATCCAGATGATTACTACATCTGGGGAGCGCCTCAGGGCACGATCATTGAGAACTACGTAGATGATGATTACCTGATCCTGGCACGCAAGAACACCGCCAGCGGTGACATGATTGTCTACGATCGGACAGCTAACAAATGGAAAGGCGTTCCCGCCAGAGGAAATTCATCACACCGCTACATCTACGGCACTGCTGGTGCAAAAACCGCTGTTGAGGGAATTTGGGCCCCGCGTGACGATAACGGAGATACGGCCTATTTTGCGTTTGTTGGCTACAGCAACAACCTTTATTTGCGACAGCTTGATCTAACAACATGGTCATGGTCAAGTAGTAACCTGGCAAACATTGGAACCTATAGCTACAGCGAAGGTCACTGGTGGGGTGCGCAAGTTCATGATCTTGCAGTCAATAACAGGCCGTACATCTCGTTCCGTTACAACACGTCACAGCAGAGCTCCGGCGTTGTTTATTACGACACCGCATCAGCGGCGTACGACTGGTCCGCAGAGGCCAATGGCATCACCGGCAGGCAGCCAATTTGGGCAGCGTATCGTTATCGGGATCTTGCTGACACTGACACTTATTATGGGTTGATTGTAAGGCAAGGCTTCATAACAGGAGCCTCATCAAACCTAAGTGGTTATTTGATAAATACGGATACAAATCAATGGTATGGCAATGACCTAACGGCTATAGGTGCAACCGTCAATGCTTACGCCAATGACGGAACTTTTGCGTTCTATTCAGATAACCAAACTCCCGTTGGAAATTATTGGTCAACAAATGGTGGGGTAAGTTTCAATAAGTCTGACAACGAGACTAGGTATGAGGCGGCGTTTATTTATGATGGCTACCTCTACGCCAAGGATCAAAACGACTATGTGTATCGGACGGCTACGCCACTTGATAGCACCACGTACGAACAAATTGGCAGGTTTGCCACTGAGGCTACCTTTGGGGCTTATTACTTTATCTCCAAAGGCTTACCTGCTGATTATGATTATTCAGGCACAAATGGCTACGGCAGAACAAACCTTATGGAACAGGGTGAACTGTCTAGGGACACGTATTTCGCTCTATACAAACTGACGGATGAGGAAATTGCATAATGCACTATGAACCAGACTGTAAAGATAATGTCGCATTGGTGTGGCTAGTAGATGGAGATCAGCGAACTCTATCTGGCCGACAGGAACGCTACCCAAACGGCCCTCTATTTGCCAACTGCCAAGAGGCGCTGGCATGGGCTACGGATTCGGCGGCAGAAAAGCAAGCTTTGCTGGACTTTGAGCTGAATGAGCCTGAGCCTGAGCCAGTAGATCCTGAAACTGAGGATCCGGTTTTGGAGCCTGAGGCATAGCAATGACTGATCAGCCGGTAACCCAGAAAAGCACACAGTCACAATTACTCTGGGCAATCGTGCAGGACATAGCCGAAATCAAGGCTACTGTCAAGATGGTACAGGATCACGAAGAGCGAATCCGCGAGCTTGAAAAAGCACGTTGGCAGACGGCTTGGGTAACGGCATTGGCTTCGGCCAGTGCCACTGCCCTTGTCGTTGCTCTGATCACCACGTCGCTTGGAGCTTAGCGTGAGCTGGCAACATCCATTTCCGACTAATACGATTACAAGTCGGTTCGGTACAATGCGCAATCGTAAGTCGCCACACCGAGGTACGGACTATGCGCCCGGTAATCGTGAACTGATACCAGCTGTTACCGATGGAGAGTGCGTGAGCGTATCCTGGTCTAGCTGCCTTGGTTGGGTCATGATCCAGAAGGCGTCGACAGGAAAGCACTACATCGGCTACTGCCACTTGAGTTGTGCTCAGCACGGTTCTGACTGCGCTGGACCTTCATTGCACAAAGATGGTTCGACTTGCATGGTTCGACTGAAGCCCGGTGATCACTTGAAGATGGGTGATCCTGCAGGTCGAGTCGGTAATACAGGTCGTTGTAGTCGAGGTGCTCACCTTCACATAACTCTTGGCACTAGGCTAAAGTCCGTTTTCCGTGGTCGAGTTTATGACATAGCAAAGTTCATCGACAAGCAAATCAAAGCTGAAGAAAAGAAGATCAAACTACAGGTAAAGAGGTGTCCATGTTGCAAGCAGCCAATCTGAAAAAGTGGGCCAAAGCCATTATCGATGGCGCGTTCTTTCTTGGCGGTGAGACGAATACCCGTAGCGATAACTGGCGGTTCCGTCGTAGGCTGATTTACGGAGCGTACCGACTAGCTGTTGCAATGATCATCTTCGGCGCTGCAACGTTCTTCTGGGATACAGGAGTCAGTAACAACTTAGTCAACGGCGGGATCGCCTTGTTGACGATCATCGTGACCGCATACACGGCGGCTGCGACTTATGAAGATAGCAAGAAAATAAGGAGCAAACATGACAATCTTGAGCCGTGAATTTTGGAGCTTCGCCGGTGAGCGAGCTATCAAGACATTCGCACAAGCAGCATTAGCAACTATCGGTGGTGGATCGGTTGGTGTGCTGTCAATCGACTGGGTCGGCGTTTTCTCAGTCTCTGCAGGAGCTGCAGTTCTCTCTATCCTGACGTCTGTGGTTACAAAGTCCAAGTAACCGCGCAAAGAAAAAGGGCCTCATTGCGAGGCCCTTTTTTTTATGCCCAGAGCTTCATGCGTTCAAGTCTGCGCCGTATCACCGTCGCATCTCGACCAAGTGCCAGAGTGTATCCGTGCTTGGCGAGGTACTTGTTATGCGACTCTTCAGCTGCAAGAACATACTTGTATAACTTGTAAGCTTGCTTCAACCACTTCCTTGCTGCGGATGCTGATTTCATTCGGCCCTGTGTCACCTCGACAAGCTGGCCTAGTTTGAAATCAGGATACAAATCATGTGGATCTTTGATTCCTTCGACCATCACGTAGTTCACGTGCTTGACGGAAAACTTACCGTCAGTCGTGCAATACATGTTATCAGCGATCTGCTGCAATTCAGCTCCTACAAATTCCTCGAGCTGCTCTTTTGACATTGTTTCAATGTCCATGATAATTCCTTTCGAATGATTGATGATGGTGATGGATAGGGGGCCGAAGCCCCCTATCGGTTACCACTAACCCAGAGACATGTGGAAATACTTCGTGTCCTTGGTAGTGAAGTTGCGAACGTTGTCGCCATGGCGATCCTGGATAGCCGCGATCTTTCGATCGATCGATTGCTTACGACGTGTTGACACAAGGACGGTTGCCTTGCGCCATACGTTACGACGTTCACTGAACTGCTCGTACGCAATCTCGGTGCCATGGATCTCATCACTAAGATCTCCAAACAATGGAATCACCTCCTCTCTATGTAGTTATCAAGCATCAACCAGCTTGGCTGATAAGGGCATTATACCACGACTCGTACAACTTGTACAATCGAGTTTGCAAAAAAAATTCTTACAAATTGTGTACAAAAAGCTGAACACTGTTGTATAGTGGTTACATGCAGCAAGGAGCTGCTGGAAAGAAGGAGGCCGAAAATGGCAAACAACATCACAACAGCAATCAGCAGGGACTACGTAAAGGACATCGCAGACCTAAACGGGTTTGAGTACGTAGCTAAGAAGGGACAGGTCACCATCGAGAACGACGAGTGGAAGATCTACCTTGTTGAGTCAGACGAGTGGAAGAACCGTAAGCTCCGTGTCTACGTTGAAGGTGAGGAGTCAGTTGACTTTGCTGAGGCTTACGCAATGGCAACCGAAGAAAGTGGTCTTCGTCGTGGTGTCAACGAGGCTATGGACAAGAAGTTCGACGAGCTAAACCGTAAGGTCGTCAAGAACCAGAAGGCTGTGATCTTGGAGGCTATCGAGTCTGTCGATGTAGTTCGCAACTTGATTGGCTCAACGAAGTTTGGTTTCTGGAAGACTGCTGGTTGCTCATGCGGTTGCTCATCAGGTTGGATTGCAGATGCATACTCGAAGCTAAAGAAGGTGCAGGATCACACTGGCTACGAGTTGAAGAAGAACCTAGAGGCAATTCACATCATCAAGAAGTAAGGAAAAAGGGTCAGCAAAATGCTGGCCCTTTCCTATTTGCCCGAGTGATCATAGTCGATCTGAAGGCAGTACCCACAATCCTGTGTTGGCGTTGTAATACGGTGTGAGCATTGGATCTTGTGCACGTGTCAACTTCCATCCATACTCACGAGCCATCTCAGCGGCTTCTGACGAGCTTTCAATTAGCCCGTTCATGTTTGCACACAAGCAAATGATGTTGCTAGGTACGTCGCGTTCTGCAGATCCTCCCATTCCACGGTTCAATCTGTGATGTGGGACTGCAGTCTCTTGATCACCACAGTGCACGCATCCGCCATCGCGATCTAAGTACTTTCGAAACTGCTTATAGTTCATAGTTGTCTGTCGAGTAGAATCCTGATCCATTGAACTTGATAGTTGGTGCCGAGTAGTCGCGCCTAGTGTCGCTGTTGCAGTCCCCACACTTTGGCTTTTCTTGGTACTCAGCTAAGGTGTAGGTCTTGCTGAAACTGACCTTACATGTAGGACAAAAATACTGGTAGGTTGGCACTAGCGCTCTCCTTGACCTGCGGTTCGATACATCATTTCAACCATGCGAGCTTGAGTCTGTACTGACATCTGCGACTGCTCTAAGATCTTTAGCTTGGTCTTCACGCGGTTGAACTCGGCTCGAGCTATGGCTTCATTATGACGAGCTTCACTTGCTTGGATCTTGGCAAAGGCTTGCCGCTCAGCAACGTTGCCTTCAGCCTCAAGCAATGCCTTGGCTTCGGCCATGTCAGAATCAAGTGAAGCCGAAGCGAGCTTCAGCTCTGCGTTGTACAGAGCATCCACCCCCTTCGATGCTTCAGCCCTGATGTCAACTAGTTCAGCAATAATCGAATCAGGTGTCTTGTATTCCACTAGGACTCCAGTTCGTCAGCTAGCTTCTGGATTTTTGACAGGATGTCCTTGCCTACACCCTGGCGATTAGCTTCTACCCACAACTCGCGAGCTTCTGCTTTGGTCTTGACGTTCTTCAGCTTACCGTCCCAGTTAGTTGGCGGCTGCTTACCGCGCTGAACCTTGCTCATCTCCTCACGCGATGCACGCTTGTTGCCAGAAAAGTTGGCATTGGCAAGAGCGCGACCGATTGCAGATGTCTCGCAGTTCTCAAGAGCCGAAGTCTTGTTGGCCATTCCCTGACCGTCTACTTCAAACGCAAATCCAGTGGCCTTAGGAAGGTCTGCAGCTTGATCACCGGCAGTGAGATACAAAGTGGCTTTGATAACCCATAACCCTTTCTCACGATCCGATGCTGTAGTTACTTCCTCGGTCATGATTCGACCGTCGGCGTGCTCATCGTAGAAGCGCTTGATTCGCTCCTCGACTGTCTCGTAGTCCTCGAGATTGAACTTCATTATTTACCTCCTTTGTACACTAGATAAGGCGTGGAATTTCCACGCGCTTGCCGGACGAACGATAGCTCGTCATACACTAGTCCTTTTTTCGCACGACCCATGGCCTTCATGATGTGTGCCTTCAAAACGTTCAACTCGCTAGACGCATCCTCGTACTTGACAAGTGCGCTGACGTAGTGGATGCCAAGATCTCCTAGCTCAACAGTCCCTTCAGGATCTATGTCTGGGTGCTGCTCTCTCAAAGTGTCGAGCGTGGACTTGGATCCATCGAAGTCTGGCTCGATGTCACGTTCTAGGTAACCTAGGAAGTTCTCGACCTGCGTCAGAGCTGC